TACAGAGATAAAAATACTAATTGGATTTTTGAAAGATACGATGGCGCAGTAAATCGCCTTAATACACTTCTCTTTAATGTCGATGTAGAGCCTCTACAGTCCCTACAGTTTACAACATATCACGGTACAGGGGATCACTACAGCTGGCACTGGGACATGCGAAATGCACCAGAAGCTAATAATACAGAGATAGTACAGCAACGGAAAATATCGATTGTAACTCAACTTAGTGATCCCGAAGATTACGAAGGTGGTGTGCTGAAGTTAGCTCCGTGTGGACAGATATTTGACGTACAAAGATCAAAAGGTGCTACCAGTGTCTTCTTGTCTTTTGTAAATCATCAAGTTACTCCTGTAACGTCAGGTACTAGATACAGTCTTGTTGGTTGGTGTGAAGGTCCAGATTGGAGATGATGATTAATGGAAATACCACATGATTATAACGAAACTTTTATTCGTTACTACGACAATGCAGTCTCTACAGAGTTTTGCCAAGGTATAATTAAATACTTTGAATGGGCTAGTGAAAACAATCGAACTTGGAATAGAACTGAAGCTACAAGAAATGTTAAAGACGATGAGGCTACCGGTTTAAATCCATTTAACTACTGGGATATAGATTTTACTTGGCAGCATCTTGGTTCTTATCTCAAAGAGTTTAACGAAGCATTTTGGGATGTGTGTTATAAGTCCTATTGTGAGGAATTTGATACTCTAAATAATTTAAAACAACACACCATCTTCACTTACAAGGTTCAAAAGACAATGCCTAGTGGAGGATATCATATATGGCATTGTGAGCAAGACTGTATTGAACACTCAAGAAGACTAGGTACATATACGTTATTTTTAAATGATGTAGTTGAAGGTGGAGAAACTGAGTTTCTATATCAAAACCAGCGGGTAGCGCCGAGAGAAGGTAGGTTGGTTATTTTCCCTTCAGGTTTTACTCATACTCATAGAGGAAATCCTCCGTTGAGAGGAATAAAATACATAATGACCGGGTGGATAGAGTTTTCATAATTATAAATATAAAAAATAAAAGCTAATAGTCCAGAGGACGAAGATGGCTATCAAAATCTCCGGTACTACTGTTATCGATAACAGTAGGAATATTTCTAATATTACAGATGCATCAGTATCCGGTAATGCTACGTTTACCGGCATATTAACTGTACCTACCGGTAATACGAGTCAAAGGCCAGTTACTCCAGCTCCTGGACAATTGAGATTTAACACGGAAACAAGCCAACTAGAAACCTATAATGGCTCTTCTTTTGCTGCTGCAGGTGGCGGCGGTGGTGGACGAGACTTTATTTTCTTCATGTCGGCGTAAAGGATACTTCAAATGGCAACAGGTAGATTGGCAAGTGTAAACCCTCCAGCTGCAGCTGGTAATTCAGTTTATACAGTACCAGTATCTAATTATAGTGCTGTTAGCATAAGCATATTAAATAGAAGTAGTTCACCTACGACATATAGATTGGCTATTCTTGAAAATGGAGTTAGTACACCAACATTTAGTAATTATTTAGAGTATGATGTGGTGTTGGATGGTGAGAACTTTGTAGAGCGTACTGGACTAGTGTTGAGCGCTGGCCAAAGTATTTGGGTTTATTCACCTACATCTTCATTAGCAATTAATGTTTACGGTTACGAAACACAAGCATCTTAAAAGGTAAGAAAAAATGACACAGTTTGCATTTGTTACATTTGAACCCACTACTGGACTTTTAAAGTCGGTTATATCCAATCCCGAAACTAATCTTCAGAGTTTAGTAGATTCTTATGTTGAGGGGTCAGTTATTGAAACCACTGGTACTGATGAGGATGGAGTAGAACACACTATTTCTATACCTTTAATCTCTCCTACTCTAGGAACAATTGCTACACAAATATCTATTCCAAACGATGATACGGACTACGCGGTTATTGTTGCAAATGCTGATAAAAGTAAGTTGGCTGAAGCTGACACTAAAGTAGTAAATATAAAGTGGTCTGTTCACGAGATATTGGTTAACGATACTTTAGTGAAGCACAAGTGCAACCCTGAATTGGTCCAAGCAGAGAGGGGTCATGTAGAAAATCAAGAGATTGTAACTAATGAACTTATAGGAAGTTTTCTACTAGATTCCGATGACATTTATGAAGCGGCACAAAATAGAATTATTGATAATGTTACTATTGATTTAAATTCAAACGGAGATGTAGAATTTATACCGTTTCTACAAGACAAAAAAATAGTATCAACCGATGGTGTACTTTCTTTAGAAACCATCGAAGAATAATTAGGGGGACCTGATGGCAAGGTATACGGGTAAGCCTGGATCAGCAAGTGTAGCTATACAAGAGATAGCTAGAATTGATTCCAGATATACCAATAGGTGTTTGTATAATACACCAGGATGTAGTACGTTCACGGTTCCCGGAGGAGTTAATTCTGTACTAGCAGTTGCAGTAGGACCCGGTAGCAAACCATGTGAGGGACTAAAGTGCGCTAGACTTATGAGTTATGCATCAGTAGTGGCCTCAATGGCTCAGACTTTTGGATTGTGTTGCTGTACACTCTGTATAGGAAGCTGTTGTTACCCTGTTTGCTGCGGCCAGTCAAATACAGCAAATTGTTCAGCTGGCGGGTGGATGCCAGTCCATACAGTACGATGTTTGTGTCAGACAATAACTACTTTTCCTTTTACAAGTAGAGCGTGTACAATTTGGAACCCAAGTGGATGTCTTTGCCAAAACGACATGACATTTACTCACCTAAGTTGGGGTGATTATGTTTACGAAAAAGTTCTTGGTGGAATGGGTGGAGGCTATGCTGAGAAAACAATATCCGTCACACCATCTCAAAATTTAGATGTAGTTGTAGGATGTTGGAATTGTGGAACTAGCTTTTCTAGCGTTACAGCGAACTCGACAGTATCTATTTGTGCTACAGGACCTAAATTGTGTAGGTCTTGTACCCCTGTAGTTAACGGTCCTTACCGTCTTGGTAATGTCGACAATCATTTGTGCCACTTGGAGAGCTTACTTCACAGCAGTACAATAACTCAAACTGGATATTGCGGTGTATGTAAATGTTGTGGCTGTGATAGAAAAACCTTCAGTGCTACTAGCACGTGGGGGTGGGTAAACGATTTTCAACAATGCTTTGTAGCTGGATGCGGATATGGTGGTGATATAAACCGTGTCGGTGGTGGTGAAGTTATAAGAATTTGCAAGGCTGTTTCTCAAACAGGCCAAGACCACCCAGATGGTTTTATGTATTGTGGTAATTATACTGCTTGTACTGCACGTTGTTATTGTTGTAATGATATTATCGGTTGCGGGACTGTGGGAACTTGTGGACCTATTCCAGGATGGTGCTCCAACCCTGCCTGCTTTACTTACGAACTCGTGATGAAAGCACACGCGGCAGGTTGCTATGCTTTATCCTGCTGCCCTCAGCCAACAGGCACATCTAGCTATTACTGCGAAAGTCCTTCCGCACTTGCTACGTGCCATCACGAATTCATTTCAGTTCACCCATTGCACGGATCAGAATGTCTGGAGTGGCAACTCTGCCGATGCGCGGCTGCATTTTTTGGTGCTGGGTGTAATAATTTCGGATTCGGCGCTGGGGTAGGAAACGATAGTGAGAATTGTATAAAAACCTATTGTACTTATGCTGTTTGTCTTGGGTCGTTCCACAAAACTGCACCTTGCACCACTTCAGGTACTTGTGTTGGAACTATCAATCAGTGCCAAGCAAATACTCCTGGATATTTAAATATCTTTTCACTGTGCAATTGTTTTTGTTTGTGCTGTTGGAATAACTGCTACAGTAAGCTCAGATTTTTTATAACAGATGCTGCTTATGCAAGAGCGGGTTCGCGCGCACATGTAACTTGCCAATGCCCTAACCAATTCTGTGGGGCATGTAGATTCCCCAACTCTAAACTAATTTTAAGTAATCAAAGCGCGGTTGATACTAACACCTATAAACTAGGAGGAAGTTCTGCTGGTAACTATTACAGCAATGGCGTTGCTAGTACGTCTGATGCAACTTACTCATCATCTGGTAGCTACACTTACAATTGTGCTGGTAGCTCAGGTAGCTATCAAAATTTAAACGACAATAGCGCTGCATTTATTTGCACAGATTATAGAGATATTCAAAGCAGCGAAGAGCCGTGCCAATGGTACTGTAATAGTGTAATTGCCCCTCTTGCTTCGCGCTGTGACCGTGAAGGATATTTTGCTAATAACTTTACGGTAGCTAACGGCGAATCGTTAAAAAACAACGTATGTTACAAATGTGTTTGTGGTACTAGCTGTGCGACATGTTCTGCCGAATTTCCGTATATTCCGCATTATCATCCTCCTATTTCCGCTGGTGCGGGGATACAGGTTTGTGGATGTTTTAAATTTGAAGGACTTTATCCTCCAAATGGTGGTTGTATTCGAACTTGGAATTTTCCAGGCCATATTTACGCACCTCACAAACAAGGCCAAACTGTAAGAGGCTTTGAATCTACTAAAGCTCCGTGCTGCCATGATAGGTTTAGTTGTTGCCATGCTGGTGATGAAATAATGTGTGGTTACGAATTCTTCATGGATTGCATCTGCTGTGATAACTTTGCTGTAAAGCAAAATTTATTTTGGCCAACGACTTTGTCTTCTGGTGGTGGGTATTCTCACCCGTTTCACAACGACTTGACGATGCTCAAAGGCGATATTGGGGTTGTTACATCGACCAACAAACTCTATCCTGGGCATTGTTCACAAAGACATAATTATTTTTGTGATAACCTTCCTTTAGCGGGTGCAAACTTGACTTGTGCGTATTATTCAATTTATCCTGCTAATGGATATTGTACTTGTATAGGAAGCTGTACTAGTCAAAAACTTATACCTCCTATAACTAGGTACAAATATTATGCTAACACCGTTTATACTGGCCATCCTGTAAGGTGTACAATTTCTACTTGTTGCTCGACTACAGCAACTAGACACGATCTTTCATCAATAGTAGCTGTAATGAAAAACGGACCACTCTGCAACAGCGGTGATCCTAGTATATTTGGACCTACATGCGTATATCAAAACAATTCAGCTTGTTGTTTTGGAATGTGTGGTCAAGTTTTTAATGAATGTGTCGGTTTATGTATGCGAGCACTCCATCGTGTGTGTCAGGGTGCCGGTAGTGGTTCATATCATTGTGTTAATCTATACTGGCCACACTGCTTGGGTTATAATGCACTAACAGCTAATACAAACGATAGTTTCCACAATTGCACTGGAGTGACATTGGGTTTAAACTATAATCCTTTGCAAAGTGTATTCGATCACATATGCTTCTATCAATCTTTCAAGGGACTTGATGATAATGGCAAACCTTGCATGGGCATGGCATCAGCAATGTCTAATGGATATGCCAACGCTCAAGTTTATTTAGACGCGGATAGTCGTTCATTCTGCAAAGAATTTATGGGTCCAAACTTTATGCCCTATTCTCATAGAACTATACCGTTTTTGACTAGGGGATTCTGCCAGTGGACAAATGATTGTTACTTATCTAATACCGCAGTCTGCTCATTTAGAACTCCGGATAAAGTAACTATTTGTGATTCTGATTATTACTATCAGTTTGTACATGATGTAGAATATGATTATGGTTGGTGCGCATCTATTTGCAGCCCCCAAACATGCTTTTGCTGTGGTTGCTGCTCTGTGCATGCATATTTGTTCCAAAAAGCACCCCAAAGTATTCTTAGAACTCCTACTGGAGGTGTTGCAGCCTCAATTTCTTCTGATGATGTGCAGGGAGGTGCTGGTACTGCAACGCCTGGTAATTGGTCGTCTACTAGTAGTGGTACCGGCGGTTCTATAACCAATGTTGCTGTTAGTACCAAAGGTACTGGGTATAAGACTACACCGTTTATATGTGTATCAGGTGGCGGTGGTGGTATAGGTGCTATATTAGAACCTGTAATGCATTTTATAGCAAACAGCGATGTTTGTTGCGTGAGCACGACTGGACTTGCACCTGGAGTCGGTTTTGATACAGGCTGTATGGTTGGAGTAAAGGTGGTTTGTGGAGGTTCAGGTTACACTTGTGCTCCTACCCTTACAGTGTGTGGCGGTGGAACATCTTCAGCTAATCCTATCACTCACGCTACATTGTCTGCTACTGTATCTACATTTAATGCAAATAAGAGCTTTGGCTCTGGTGGTGGATCTGTTGCTGGTCAAGGCCCTACTGACATTAGCGTTACCGACACAAATGCATTAGTATCGGTTGCTCCTGGACGAGGCGGCAGAGGCTGTGAATCTCCATATGTACCATACTTCTCATCATATCCTGGCATTTCAACTACCGTTACCGATACAGGTAATCCAAGCAGCTTTGTAGGCGATGCGACTACAGGATGTGATTGGTTTGATACTAAACAGATTCGTGGGTCTGGTGGAAATGGATGTTTTGTTTCAGCGGCATATGGTTGCATCGCTGCAAAGAATCCAGGACCTGGCGGCGGTGGTGCAGTAGGCTGTGATGCTACAGGTAATTTGATTGGCTGTGGTGGTGTGCTTGCTGGAGGATCAGGATGCTGTGGTATCGGTGGTTACGGTGGTGGAGCTGGATACTGTGGCACCCCTGGAAATGGTTTGGTAGTAATCTACTGGAACGCTTGATCTTTACACAACTTTAGTGTAATATGTGTGTTCAAATAGCCGGAGGTTTACTCCGGCTATATATTATACTGTTGAATTGCTAGTTTCTTTTGTACTGTTACATATATGGAGTTTCCATGCGAAGAAAGATTTTTTACATTGATGGTGGTGCCGGCCGTGTTATCGCATCTATCCCTGCCTTAGAAAAATATCACAGACTTAATCCAAACACCGACTGGGGTGTGATGATTGGTGGGTGGGACTCAATTGTATGGGGTAACAGTCTACTTCAAGATATAACCTTTAATCCTGATACTAAAGGTATCTTTGATCTGTGGGTCAAAGACTCTGATATTATTTCCCCTGAGCCTTATCGAGTAAATGGTTACTTTAATCAAGAGCTGTCATTAGCAGAAGCATTCGATGAGATCATAAATCAGACTATCGATCACTCGGATCTAGAGCCTCCCAAACTTTATCTTAACAAGAACGAAGAAAAAACTGCTGCAAATGTAATAGCTGACATGAAGCAGCAACAGGGTGACAAAAAGTACACCGTAGTAATTCAGCCATTTGGTAGAAGTGCTAGAGTAGATCGAGAAACTATTATAGATGATAGTTCAAGATCACTCGATCCAGACTCATATCTAAGATTAGTAAAAAATCTTTCTCAGAAATGTAATATTCTTTTGTTTGCTGAGCAAGATTTCTTCTTACAACAAGACACTTACACTTTCAAAGTAACCATGGACCTACGTGGTTATATGGCGTTAATTGAAAGCTGTGACTATTTTATTGGGTGTGATTCTGTTGGTCAACACATGGCGCGAGGGTTCAACAAACCAGGTAGTGTGTTTGTTGGATCTACGTTTGCTATAAACACATCGTATCCTGATTACTTTAATATTATTGAAAGGAATGAAGGTAAGAATAAGAAGTATTCGCCCATTCGAATAGCTGGACTTGATAGTCACCTTGCTGATAGGATTAACGATACTTGTATGGATTTTACTGAGGACGAAATTGATGCTATCAGTAAAGACATTTTGAATGACATTGAACTTAAGGTAGGTAAGTAATGAGTTATAATATTCTTGCAATTAATCCAGGTCATAATGGATCTGCAGCTCTAGTGTGCGATGGTGTGTTGCGATTTTATATTGAAGAAGAGCGATTATCAAGAATGAAGTATGATGGTAATCCGTTTAGAGGTATGTTAGAAGCTATTATTAACATGCCAGTCCATGAACTGGTTATTGCTGGTACTGGCCAAGAAGATCACAAATTACCATGGACGGGTGAAGATTCCTATACGGCTCTTGTTCGTAAGTTTAACCCAGAAGTAAAAGTTACCAAAATTGGCAATGAACATCATCTGGGTCATGCAGCAGCTGCTTTTTATAACTCTGGATTTGAGGAAGCAATTGCTATTATCGTTGATGGTGCTGGATCGCTTCATAAAAGAAAGCCTGACCCTGAAAACAATCCAGAATGGGAGGTAAAGGGTTATGAGGCAGAATCAATATTAGTGTGTAAGTATCCGGCTGAGTTCGTCACTGTATACAAAAACTATGGCCACAATGAGCAACGAAGGTTTAACATGAACGGCATGGTGTTTGATAATGCCGTAACAATTACTAAAGCGTATGAAGCTGTGTCGGATTATCTTGGCTTTGGATTTATTGAAGCTGGTAAAACAATGGGACTTGCTCCGTACGGTAAAGAAGACAAAAATATTCCTCCCTTGTTTTTTGGTGGCAGAGGATCTAAGGATGTGTTTATACCCCAATACCCAGCTGGGGCCTTTATTGACGAAGCAAGGATTCCTTCGCTCGAGCGAAAAGAAGATCCGGCGGAATGGCACAAAGATCCATCTAAGCTACCAGAAATAGCAAAAAACCTTGCATTTGCTATCCAACGAGATACCCAAGAGCAAATTCTTCATTTAATTAAGCAAGCTACAGAAGTAACGGGAATTAAGAACGTAGTTCTTGCAGGAGGATACGGATTAAACTGTGTGGCAAATTACTATTACCAGAGACAGCTACAAAAATCTGACATCAACCTGTACGTGGATCCAGTAGCTCACGATGGCGGTACTGCAATTGGTGCTGCTAAAATGTTTCACTACTTGAACAGTTCGTCAAAAGAGATTATACCTCAAGATACATTGTATCATGGAATTCCTTACGATGCCAAACTAATAGAAAACGTGTTAGAGGGTAATGATGATCTTGAAATTACTAAAGTAAAACCTAATGATGTAGCAAAATTAATTGCTGAACGCAACATTGTGTCAATCTTTCAAGGTAGATCTGAAGCAGGACCTAGAGCTTTGGGGAATAGATCAATCCTGTATGATCCAACTGATCCAGATGGCAAGGATTTTGTAAATATTGTCAAGGGTCGAGAGTGGTTCCGGCCTTTTGCCGGAACTGTGCTGCTTGACAGTGCTAATGACTGGTTTGATATGGCAGGACTCGAAGAGTCACCCTTTATGATGTATGCCGTTGATGTGTTGTTTGATAAAAAAGATAGTATACCAGCTATTACTCATGTAGATGGAACATGTCGTATTCAAACAGTTACTAAAGAGCAAAACAAGCACTACTACCAATTAATTGAAGAGTTCAACAAAATTAAAAAAGTGCCGATTCTGTTTAATACCAGTTTTAATCTTGCTGGAGAGCCGTTAGTAGAAAGTATTGAAGATGCTTTGGATACTTTGAGAAAGTCTAAGCTGGAGTATCTGTATCTACCGGAACTAGGCAAACTCGTTAAATGTGAGACCTTTATAGAGCCCAAAGAGCCTGAAAAGGACGAGGAGCATGAAGAAGTAGACGAGGTAGAAGGAGTTGATAACAACGATGAAAAGCAAGAGGCAGAAGATTAAACATAATGGCCCCTGAAAGGGGCTTATTTTAACTGCTTAGCAAATTCTAATAAGTTCTCGTACACTTTGGTTTTCTTTTTTATTTTCTCAGCTGAAAACTTGTTTAATTGTTTAACAGTATCGGTGCCATATCCAGTTTTTACTAATATTGGTTTGGCACCTATCTTCATCGCTGCTTTGAGATCCGACATCTTATCACCAACATAAAAGCCGCCCTGCTTGAATTTAGTTTTATTTAAATAAAACTCTTCTTCTGCTCTATGAAACATTCCAACGTTAGGCTTTGCATAGTAATCTTCTTTGAGTGATGTCTCAGAGTACAAAAGACCATCTATACTAAAAATACCAGCCTCTCCAAATTGTTTAAGCATAAAATCATGAATAGCATCTACTTGAGCTTGCGTCTGTAGTCCTTTAGATATTCCGCCTTGATTGCTTAGTATCACCACTTTATAGCCTTTCAATCGAATTGTACGAATAGCTTCATAAGCACCTGGTATTGGCTCCCATTCATTGATATCAGTTAAACCATACCCTTTATCCACGTTTATAACACCATCTCTATCTAAACCCACTATAGGTTTGGGAAACACTTTAGGCCAAGACAACTGAGCTTGATACATAGCTTGTTGCTGTGCATTCATTGGCTGATTAAATTGAGATTGATTAAGATTTGATCCAGACGAATAAGGACCTAGAAAGTAATCATTAGTTTCAGTGGGGCCTTGAGTTGTGGTTCCCTGTTGATTTTCTCGAGTACTCGAATACCTACCCATTTTTTGCTCCCTTCACACCGTAGGTAATTATCTCATAAGTTTTAGTATATATCAACCTTATAAATAGAAAAAACAGAGGTGATCTATGGCCATCCCAACTTCCAGAGACCAACTTAAAGAACATTGCTTGCGAAGGTTAGGAAAGCCGGTCGTAGATATCAATGTAGATGAAGAGCAGGTACAAGACCGTATAGATGAAGCATTGCTTTACTATAGAGACTATCATTTTGATGGCACTGAGCGAGTTCTTCTAAAGCATCAAATAACGGCAGCAGATAAAACTAATAAGTACATAACTCTGGACGACTCTTATATTGGAGTTGTTGGTGTATTTGATGTT